TAGCCCGCAGGGAATGCGGCAGGTAATGACCGGACTCCGCCAGAGCTTGCTGTCTGAAGTGAGCAAGGTGGATCAGGCTGTTGCTGGTCGTGACGTTGATCCTGGTGAGAAGGCACGTCAGCGTTCGCTGATTGATAGCACGCTCACCAAGCTGGAGAAAACCCTCAACCTCACCGACGATGCTGAATTCATGGAGCGCGCCAACAACGTGCTCAAGAGTGAGGCAGAACGGGTGCTGTTGAATAACGATCAGGCTCGCTTGATTGCTGCTATGGATGGGCTGTACGGCGATACGGTGATGGATAGGTTTATCAAGGACAACGGCAAGACGCTGGCCCTGACAGCCTCCCAGATTATTACCAATTCCATGCCGCCTAACGATGTGACCAAGGTAGCTACTCGCCACCTCTCGGCCCTCATCGGTGCTGTGTGGAAGCAAGGCTCTAAGACGCCTCCCGATCCTGTGGCCACCTCTCGTGCTGCCCAGGACATCGCCAACACGCTGTCCAAGTTCTACCTCCAGGACGACGCCAACTTCCGTCCCCAGGACTTCACGCAATGGCAGGGCCGGCAGGGCTTGCTGCCCATGCTGACGCAGCGGGCCGGGATTATTCGTCCCTCCCTCTCCGATGAGGAATCGGGGGAGATTGCTGCCCAGATTGCGGCTGCCTCTGGTAATAGCGCTCTGCGTCTGCTGAGCCTTCTCCAGAAGAAGAACCCGCAGCTGGCGGCGAAGCTGGACTTCGACTCTGTGTGGAAGCCGGACACTGTGGGGCTGGCCAAGCCCAAGGCTGGGGTGAAGCTGTCTCCTGTGGAAGAGAATGTCCTGAAGAGCTTTGGGGATCAATTCAACCGCCCCATCATTTCCAAGGCTATGGAAGCCTATGGCGGGGGCACCCCCCAGGAGTCGTGGCTCTACATTGCTCAGCAAGTGAGGCCCATGTTAGACATCAAGGAGCAGGCGTCCTCGGCCGCCCTGTCTCAGGCAGCCGCTCAGACGGCCCAGGAGGCCGCTGGTGGCCCGTCTGGGGGTGGGGGAGGTAGCCCCCTACAGGGGCCGCAGCCGGGAGCCGTAGAGGACGGCTGGCGCTTCAAGGGAGGCGATCCCTCCAGCCCGTCTAGCTGGGAGAAAGTAAGTGAGTAAGCCTTGGGAGAGATATGGAAAAGGCCCCTGGCAGCGATACCAAGGGCCTTCATTTGACGGGGTGATCGACCGCCTCCTGGGAAGGGAGGGGGGATATGTAAACGACCCGGAGGACAGGGGCGGGGAAACCAAATACGGCATCTCCAAGGCTGCCAACCCGGACGTTGACATCCCCTCCCTGACGGTGGACAGGGCTAAGCAGCTTTACAAGGAGAGGTATTGGGATGCTATCCAAGCTGATAGCCTCCCTGCCTCTATGCGGGAGATTGCCTTTGATGCCGCTGTGAACCAGGGCGTGACATGGACCAAGAGAGCCCTCAGCCAAGCGGCTGGGGATGTAAGCAAGTTCTTTGAGCTTCGTGCCAATCGTTATGCAAACATCGTAGCTGGAGATGAGAGCCAGAAGAAGTTTGCTAGGGGCTGGGAGAAGCGCCTGGAAGAATTTGCACCACAAGGGCCTTGGGCCAAATACAAAACGGGGGAATGATGGACTGGAGTTGGGAAGGGCTAGGAGCCCTTGGCGGATTGATTAGCACGGCGGCTATGGGTGTATATGCCGGCTGGCAGAAGATTAAGAACAACAAGATTAATACCTCCGTCAAGGAAGCTGAGAGTGGCGCTGCCGCTTCCCGTGCTGAAGCTTCAGATGCAGTGTTTACGATGGTGAAACAACAGCTGGCAGACGTACAAACACGTCTCACCCAGGCTGAGCATCGCATCGACACGTTACGGGATGAGGTAGCAGCAAGGGACAATAAAATCCATGCCCTGGAAATGCACATCAGGGATTTGGAGCACACTATGCGAGCCGCAGGTATTGAGCCTCCGGCACGTCCTAGCTAAAATTGAGACAAAGAAAAAGGCGGCCTCCGTGATTGGAGAGCCGCCTTTCTTTTTGCCTACGATTTACAAATCCTCCGCCAGATAACGTAGGTTGTCCACCATGCGCTGGGTCCATCCTCGTCCAAACGCATCGAAGCCTGTCAGGTCATTAAGGAAGTCCACACGATTGGCGATGAACTTGAGGGCAAGCTCTGCCACAAGCTCTTTGTAGTAGTGATCTTGTGCGGCTGCCTTGGTCACGGGACCAGCGACACCATCCACAGCCACGCCAAGAGCCCGCTGGAGCCAACCAACAGCACGAGAATGACCAGAGTTAACAGCCGCATCAAATACCTGGAAGCGAAGCGCATCGGAGGCAATCCATTCGTAGGGCTTGTAGTAGTCCTCGTAGTAGATGGCGATTGCGTGCTCCTTTTTCAAGGATCGGATGGTCACGTCTGCTGGAACAATGCCTTTCGCCTGTGCCCTCCGTAGAGCGGCCCACGTAATACCTAGGTTCGTTTCGCCTCCGGGATCAGTTGGATGGTTCACCCAGCCTCCCTCATGCTTCAGCACACGCTCAATGTACTTAGCGCTTGTCGAGCTTGCCATTCGGGTCCACCCCCTCAAACTCCAACAAAGCCTTCACTCCCGGAATCGTGATGCTAATGCTCTGGTCAGGCATCACCACAGCGAAATCCTTGCTCACCATACCCATCAGCAATTGCTCGCTGAAGGCACGATGGAAGCTGTCTCGCGTGTAGCGTCGTCGCGTGATGGCATCCAGGCCAGCATGAAGCATGGCTTTATTGTCAGTCATACAACACCTCCGACACATTTCGGATATACTCGGAATGCACGATGTTCTGTTTGTCTTCCTCAATGATGTAGATATGAAACCATTCAGGAGACTGCATCACTCCTACCGTAACTCCCTCTACAGCGACGCTTCCTCCGTTGTTGAGTTTAAGTGTCACTTTCATCGTACAAATTATCCTCGCTGTAGTCGTATCCGCAGCGTTCGCACCTCAGTGCCCTACGCCAATACTCATAAGTGAAATCATGCCCCGTCATCCGGCAACGGAGCTTTCGTAGGAACAGGTACATCTTCCACCCCCATAGCTCGCGCTCTGGCGAGCCATTCATTAGCAAACAAGCTTCCCCCGGAAGCCACCACCTTCATCACGGGGTAGGCTTCCTCTACCAAGCGAAGCGCAACCTTCGCCCTGGAATAGTCAAAGTCGGACATCGAAAGGTTCCAGCCCTTGGGCTACACGGATGTCATTAATCACGCTGAGAAGAGCACTGCCCAAGAAAGTAGGCTCTTCCCCTAGCACATCCTCGTGGACAATCAGGAGAGCCTTAAGCTCTCCCTCTTCGTCACTCACCACCACTTGGTATTGTCTACTCATAGAATTTCACATGAGCCAGCAAAGCAAGCTAGCGTCTGTGCTCCAATTGTGTTGTCTGTTTCCTCACGGAACAGAGAGAAATCAACAGGAGGCATTGCCGCCGCTAGGGCTTTGTATTGTGCCTCTGTAATTTCTTCGTAAGGCGCTTGCTGATATGTCCCGCTATCGTAAGGCAGGAACGCAATACCAGACACGCTATCGAAGTTGTCCCAAACCCATTGGCCAGCAGCCAGAAACTCATCTGGTTTATACTGTACCGTGATCGAGGGTTTATGTTCACACCAATAGTCCTGGAGCATCTTCCAATGCTCAAGCTGTTCAATGGCTCCCCTGTCGTTACGATAGACGCCGTTCTCAGGTCCGGCAATCGGGAATGAGAATACCACTTGCCCAGGCTGCATCACATCGTCTTCCCAAGGAACGCCTTGCTCCTTCAGGAAGTTGCTCAAGGGGTCTTTGCTATCTCCACGCACACGGCGAATATAGAAGCGGCTATAGCGTGGATGCAGGCCAGATGCACTGTTCGTGAGTTGACTAACAGTACCTTCAGGCTTAACGCAAGTGATTGCTGCTGCCGCGTTGATGCCAAGCTTGGCAGCCCATTCGGCGTTAACACGTACAGCTTCCTCCTTCATTTTGGTGAGCCATTCCTTAGCTTGGTCCGAGACTTCGGACAGCACAGGATGGTCCATGACGCCTGTCAGGCTCACGCCCAGCAGGGCTTCCTCTTCCGTATTCTTACGCCAGATGGGCCTCAAGTATCGGAAGTTGGTGTAAGTGGCTTGAATGGTCCCGAGTATAGTCGCAAGACGTACTTTCCGCAGTAGAGAACCAAGGTCGTCCTCCGCCCTGACAACCACAGAAGATAGGTTGCAAAACTGGTAGGGCCGAAGGATAATCTCACTACATGGATTGGTACCCCATTGCTGGTCCGCGTCGCGGCGACCACTCCTGGCAACTTGCTTAGCAGCCGCCACACGATTGAAGATTCCACGTTCCCCACTCTTGCTGTTGTAGAGCGAATGCCATTCGGACAGGAAGCTATCAAAGTCAGGCTTCTCCGTGTAGCACACGCTGTTGTTGGCTAGAGACAATTCGGGGGCTGTTTCCCACCATTGTCCTGATTTGGCACGACGCATTCTGTCGTCGCTAAGGTTGGACAGGGAAATGAGGGCAGATCGCCGCACGCCCCCGCTGACCACAGACTCTCCGATTTTGCACATGATGCTGTGGCATTCATAGCTGGTGAGCTTTCGTCCCTGGGCTCCCTTGAAGATTCGGATGATGTGGTCGAATAGTCTACGGAGTGGATCAGGACCGGACGCCCTGCCCCCAAAAGTCTTAAGTCGCGCACCGTGCGGTCGTAGTCCAGATAGATCGTAGCTAGGAATGTCTCCGTCGTAGAGGGCTCCGATGAGCTTGCGGGTTGCTTTAGCCCAACCCACCTTAGAGTCTTCAACAACAATTGTCGTGTCCGTCGCTGAAAGCTCTGGTACATCGGGAAGCTTGGAAACATACTGCCGCTCCACACTAAAACCCACGCCAGTGCCACACATGAGGATATAAAGTGCTTCATCAAAAGCTCTCTTGTGATCTACAGGCAAATAGGAACAATTGAAGAGGGCAACGTTGTCACGGTCGAGGGCAGGACCAGCTGTCATCAGCCCTCGCATAGAGGGCAGGACATCTAGGCTCTCAATGGCAAAGCGCAAATCTGCTGCTACTTTCTCATCATCAGACCACAGCATTGGGTACACTACGTTGTCAATGTACCTGTCTACGGTTTCAGACCAGCGCTCCCGTCGTCCCTCTTCCTCCATATACCGGCTGTAACGAGACAGCGCAATGTAGGATGCATATTGATTATCCATTAGCCTCCCAGGTTGTTTAGTGCAATGGCGAGGGCCTTATGGTCCGCTGCATCCATGTCGCTGTAATACAGGTCTTCCATTCGGTATTCCAGCGCCAGCACAAGCCCCCGTTCTCCCATGTAGTCTAGCTGGTTTCGGATTTCATACAGCTGAACGTAGCGCTCTACAGGATCACCCTTCATACTCCACCTCCACTACTTCCACCCCGGCTTTCTTAGCTCGCCTTACCATATCAGCAGTGCCGCGACCGCCAGGAAATGCAATCACCAGATCAGGATGTTCTTCATCCAGCATGCGCTGGTTTCTAATTGGTCCTGCTGCTCTGCCATCCACTTCCCAATCCGCTTTGTATTCAGCTAACCCTGTCCAATTGACTACAGCGTAATTGTCCGCAGCACGATCAGCTCCATCAGCTCCGCCGTGAACAATACGAACGTCAGGCATCCAATTGCCGTCGGGCTCCCCGTAATACCAGCCGCGTTCCAGAAAAATCCTGTCTAGCGTGGAGAACACAAAGTCAAATTCCTTGCGCGACGTTCCGAAGTCTCTTCCACCGCAGACCAACACTACGGGCTGGCGCTTACTCTGGGTTGTCGAGCCCTTCCCATTCATCAATCTTCTCCTGCAAACGGTCCTCAAACGCATTGAGAATTTCTAGCGTCGAGAGCCCAAGTACATCACACACTTCTTCAGGATCGCACCTATCGGCGATGCGCTGCTTCATTTCTTCTAGATTAATCCGCGTCATTAGAAATGGCCGCCATGATTAGCTAGCTCATACACCTTGCGCCCCTTGGCTCGGTGCTTACTCTTGGCCCGCAACACACGGGCGAAGATGTGTTTTCCATATCCTCGCTTGGCTCGCTCAATGCTATTAATGCGATTGAGGTAGGCAGCGAAGAACAATTCATCAATTTGCAAGGACAAACCTCCCCTTAGCATTTTTATATTTACGTTGCAGGAAACGCTTCAACGTCTGGCCTTCGCTCTGCTGACAGAGGTAGTCCATAGTGAGAGGCATCTCAGAGAATTCCCCATTCTCCACTTCGTTCAATACTAAAGCGCCTCGCCAATGACGATTCGCAGCGCCCTTGTATTCTTCGTCGTGTAGGTAACAACTACCGGATACAATTCCTCGGATGGTTCGGCCTGTGGCGTATTGCTTTGTGCCAATGTCGTAGCCCTGTACGTGCCCTTGGACAAAAGGTGTTCCAATGTGCGCAAGCTTGTAAGAGGCATTTCCTCCAATTGGTTTTCCAGTATTGACGTTGGCAAAGAAATGGGCGTAGCTAATCCCATCAATTTGAATAACGTCTGGATTTCCGTAGCGGTAAGGTATGACACGCCAATCGTTGTCAGCGAGTAGGTGGTATCCGATGACCCCCTCAACTTCGGGGTGGGCGTCGATGTAGTGCTGGAGTCTCTGTTCGTGGTTTCCTCGGAGAAGGATTCGGTCTGCTCGCTCATAGGCGCTCCCGCCGTGTTCCCGTAGAATATCCAGGGCTTTGTTTCCGGCTTCGATGTCTTTGGCAATGCGGGCTCCTTCCTTTTCAATGCTGCCCGGAGCAGCATGTCGAGATACCGAGCCAAAGTCCCAATGGTCTCCCAGATGAATAATCCGATCAGGCTCATATTTCTTAATGGCTTCCCCTAGCCAACGGAAGTGATCCAGAGGAACGCCTGCCTTCACCTGTGTGTCAGGTATCAGAAAATGACGTTTCTTCATTGCGTTCCAGTCTTTCCTTCTGTGTCTTAATGTTGTGGCATGTGGTACACAATAGCTGTAGCCCCTCTACAGGAACAAACAAGCGCTGGACAAATCCAGGTAGCTCTTCAAAGCTCTTCAAGCTCCCCACAGGAATAATGTGATCCACCTGTGTTTCTTTCTGGGAATAATAGAGCTTGCATTCATTGCATTGGTATTCGTACTTCTGCCGCTTATTAGGCCCCGTGTATTTCCTCTTGGTGGCCGCTCTCACATCGAATTGTGGAGGCCAGCGTGTCCATGCACGGCGTAGCTGGCTCCGTAGAAAGCCCCACCACTTAGCCTCACTCCATGCCGGATAGGCAGGCCAGGGAGGCGTGCGTGCTTTCCCCTTCTTAGCCGTTGAAGGTTTGGTCGAGGGCTTCCGTGACTTTCGGGTCGAGGCCGTCTGCTCCCCAAAGAGGGTGGAGGGCTTCCCATCCTTCCCCTGCGTAGATGCTGACAGGCCCGTTGTGGATGGGGTCGTAATCTCCGTTTTCGACAACGGTGCCTTCGTCTCGGATAAGGTCGTCAAGGTAGAGGGCAACTCGTTTGTTGTAGTCTTCAACTTCCTTGGCACTCTGTTCCTTCCTCAAGCGGTTTACAATAAGCTGGGCATATCCCCCAATATCCAGCCAGCTGTCGTCGTAGTTAGGATCGCCATTGAGGATGCGACCAATCTTATTTGCAATCAGGTCGAGGGCTTCGCGCTGGTCATCCTCCATCTCCACCCAATTAGGGCTGGATTGCATGATGGCCTTGATGCCCTGTGCATACCACGCTTGATGCTCAAACTCCCCGTAACGCTTGCCACGTTCCTGGAGCGTGCTGTTAACGTCTGACATTGTAGAAGGCTCCCCGGAACCGCTGATAAGTGTCGGCCCAATCGTGTTCGTGTTTAATAGCTATGCCGCCAGCGACGTTCCAGGCGTCAGTGTTCTTGCTCCAGTCGTCAATGAGGATGTCGCCTTGCTCTCGCATGACGAGAGGCTTATGTAAGCCGTCTTGGACAGGAACCACTTGCACTCCCCTACCAAGGTGCTTACGAACCCATTCTCTTTTCTGAAGAGCAATCTCTTCAAAGTGGCTAGAGCCTGCCGAAGTGAGGACAATAGGTTCATACCACTTAATCCAACTCCCCCAGGCTTCAAGCGCCCCGTCCATCGGCGGCAATGTGGCAAAGAAATCCTCCTTCGTGGAGATGTATCGCCACATCTCCTTCTTCGGCATTCCAATGTGGCTAATTCCGAACGTAGCCGGAAACGCCCTATCGAAGTCTGCCATCACCCCATCTAAATCAAGGTATAGCTGCGTCATACAGGCGGTCGCCAGACCTCCCCCTTTCGTCGTTTAATCCACAACAGCGGAGCAATCTTGTGCAGAAACTCGCTGTCCCCGTCATACACTTCCAGCACATGCTGATACATCTCAGCTTCCGTATACATAAAGTCCAGAGGGTCTTTATGCTTAGCCGTGGCCTTCTGCCCTGTGTGGCGGAATAGGCCAGGGATGTTGTCCGTGCTGTCCCCTGTAATCATCTGTGTGTAGAAGTGACGAAGCCCCTCAACTTCGTCTACGAAATAGGCTCCGTTGGCCTCTCTCGTCTTGCTCCAATTATAATGCAAGCCTGGAATCATGTCCAGGTCTTTGTCATTCGTACAGATGATGGTGGTTTTGTTTTTGTTGAAAGCTTCTGTCTGAGCAATAGCCAAGGCATCGTCTGCCTCATCCCCCTGCTCTGCAAAGACAGCTCCCTTGTCCAGCAAATATTCCTTAATCTCTGCATACCAATACGGCTTAGCGTTCGGGTCGCGGTTGGCCTTGTAGTCTGGGAACAAATGCTCCCGGAAGTTCACAGGATGAGAGAGGAAAATAGTAGACCTCGTGGCATCCACACGGTCCAGCACAGCCTTGAGCTTCATATTCACCCCATGCTTCTGGTGATGCCAGGGCTCGTATTCCAAGCCCATTCCCCTAGCAGCAGCATCAGAAGCAAATCCACACGCATAACAGATTACATCTCCGTCCAATAGTGCGTGCATATATTAATTCCAAACGGGGTCAATAATAACAGGCTGCTTGCCGCGATACATAATGTTGCGGTCGTGCAAATCAGCCATGTGCTCCTTGAACAACTCAGCGCAAATCTTCACAGCCTGCTTCTGGTTGCGGCTCATGCCCTTCATGGGAGGCTTGAGTCCCCAATTAATCTCCTTGCCTGTAGCCTCCATAGTGCCAGAGAGATTCTTGCGTTGCTTATAGCTCCCCTTACGGAATGCCAGCTTCTCCATCAGCGTGACGGTGTAGTCGTCTCCCTTACCAGGAGTCCACGGAGTCCACGCAAACCTGCTGTTGTTATCCCTATCTTCCTTGCTGTAATACACATCCTCAAAACGCTTCACATCATAAATCTTCGGGAACCATGGGTTGTTCTGGTGAGCCAAGGCATATTCCAGGAAATGGTCATACGCCTCATCGCTGCTCACCTTCAACGCCAAATCACCCTTGACATACACAGTGCCGCCAGCCCCAGAGCCGGCAAACTTCCAGCCGTCCTTCCGAAGCTTGTCATAGTATTCTTCCAACGTTCCCTGAGCTTTCACAGGAGCCGGGAGGGCTGCTTTCTTCATTAGGTTCCCCAATCAAGATAGAATATGGAGCGGGCAGTGGGATTCGAACCCACGGACTCACGTCGTCTCCTTGGAAGGGAGGTGCAATAGACCACTCTGCCATGCCCGCATAGGTGAGAGAGGCCGGCGCTGATCCCCGGCTTAGTGACAATAGGCGTACATCCCGACGCCTCGTTTTAGGTTTGTGAGCACTTGCGCACCACAAGTTTGCGGCGGATGAATTGTCCCCAAACTTCTCGTTCACTTGATTAGCGCATCAGCCTGCGCCGTCTCTCTCGTGCCTGTCTTTCCAGGCTGTCAGGGAGGGGTAGCATCCTCCCGTTGGGAGTCTGCGTAAGCACCCCCAGCAAGCTAATCCCCATTAGCTTATTTAATCACACTCCGACTGCCCCTGTCCTTCTCTGCCACCTTCTCACAATGGCCAGGGTCAATCAAATGCAATGCCCGACACAGCCAATAACACACGGGACAATGTTCTTTCTCTCGCTTGGAAACACGCGAGGAAATGGTTTCATCAGGATCACCACCAAGCAACACATTGAACGCTTGGTCAATCAGGATGAACCAATTCCAGGCATATTGCCGGAGCTTGCTATAGAGCTTAGTCATTTGTTCACCACCATCGTCACATCAACCTCCAGAAACCTGTCCACCTGAGTCCAGGGGTCGCCTTCGTCAAAGACAATGCCCGTCCGAACCTGGACAAGCCCGCCAAGGTCCGTGAACAGATAGAGGTCATCGTCTTCGTCATCCGAGACGTTCGTATACACCTTGCCCTGTTCAAGCTGTTGGTAACTGAGAGTTACCATAGGAGATTCATCTTGGATAACGACTTTCATTTAGGCATCCTCAACCATAGAGTAGGCTTCAAACAGCCGGGCAACTTCGATAATTTCTACAGCAAGCTCAGAGGCAACGCCTTCGCCAAGCAAACCAGCACGTCCCAGCGTGGCGTACAGAGCATTGGCCTGGGTTAGGCTGTTCTGTCGGACGATGGAACGCTGTCGCGGGTCGTCAGCAGGAGCCGCAGACTGTCGAGCAGGGGCGCTAGCAGCACGTCCTCCAGCTGCGCGAGAAGGCGGCGCTGCACGTCCTCGGGCAGGAGGCTCAGTGCGACCGCCAGAGGCACCTTCGACATCTACATTCCCCTTGACATTCAGAAACTCCTTCCCTCCCTTGTTCACAACATCGTAGTCAAAGCTAACGCTGTCGCCCTTCTGCAAGCCATTAAGCTGGCTGGCACGGAACGCACTGAACCAACCAGCGTCCCCCTCCAACTTGAAGCTAGTGCCACTTCGGGCTACAGCTTCGACAATACCTTCAGCACGTTCCATTAAATTTTCTCCAACTCCGACCACTTAGGGCCAATCTTAGTTTCGATTTTGAATGGGACGGGGCAAATAAATCCCCACGTCTCCGCCATCACATCCACCAAGCTGTCTGCAATCTCTGTGTTCAGCTTGGCTAGCTCTTCTGCATCTCCCCTTGACATGCAATCGGCCATAATGGAGTCATGCACCGTGTTGATAAGAAGCACCCTGCCACGCAAGGGGGACGACAGCAGACGCCGGTAGAGCCGCGCCCGAAACACTGCCATGATGTCTGCCGTCGCCGACCCCTGTACGGGATAGTTCTTCATCTGTGTTGGAGAGAATGTGGGCTTGCTTTGATCCCTCATCCATTCCAACGGGTCTTGCTCAAAGAACGTATAGATGCGTCCTGTCGGACTTTCCCACGTTCCCTTCCCCTGGGGCAATCCGCCCGGTGTTAGCCTATCCGTGTCTTCCCTGGATGTTTCCACCTGTGCCATGACAAGCTCTTGCCATTGCTTCACTTCTGAGTAGCGGGTGTAATAGGCGTCAATGAAAGCTTGGCAAGCATCTTTAGTAAGCCCCAGCTTCCTGGCCATATTAGCAGCGCCGCTGCCGTATTGAAGTTGGAAGGTCATTCGTTTAGTGAACTTCCGCTCTTTCGGTGTTACGTCTTTCTCATCAATTCCCAACCGCTGCGCAGTGAAGTAGGTGTGCATGTCTTTGCCCGACAACAGATCGGCAATCAAATTGCCGTCTCGGGATAGCGCAGCTAGCCCCACCACCTCAAGCTGTGAGAAGTCTGATTCAAGCAACACCCCCTCTTCCCATCGGCTGATAAAACACTGCTTGATGTCACTCATCCGCGTCCCGCAATAGTTTCCTCAAGCTCGTAGATGCGGCCTTGAGCTTCCTCCAAATCCCATCGAAGGTCGCAAGCAAGGAGCATAATATCTAGCGGCCTAATTTCCTCTCCAGCAATCCAACGATTATATAGAGAGATGTATCGTGCAATATTGTCAGTCATCAATCGTCCTCGCTGGAGACATTTTGCAGGTTTGGCGAACTGCTACTTTGTCGTCCTGTCCGCGTGCTCTCCTGGTTAATGTTCGGGTGGATGCAATTATCTCCCCACACCCACTTACTATATCCCCTGTAGTAGGTTTCAGTATCCTTGTTCAACGTTCTGAATTCCAGGAGCGCCTTCACTACAGGATGGTCGAGCTTTTCCAAGCTCTCACTATCCGTCGAGAAGTGACCGGACTTCATTACAGGAATGCCATAGTCTTTGGGCTTAATCCCCAGGCCCTTGATGTGATGCTCGCGCTTCTCCATGCGCGTCTTCACTTCCCCTGCCTTCTGTCCCCCCTTATACCTCAACGGAACGCCATCTTCACCTAACACTTCTACCCGCTGCTCTATCTTAAGCGATCCACCAAATAGTAGACAGCTGACATGTTGCGTTGACTCAATGTCGAACTCAATGAATGGGGGGAAGTGCTGCTTTCCTATTCCCTCAACTATAGTATACGACGCTTCCTTCTGTGTGTCAAGCACCTCAAGCTTCTGTTGTGCTTCCGTTAAGTCGAAGGCCATGCCGTTCCAGGTCATCTGGACGGTGGCCAGGAGGTCATCCATCTTCACGTACACTAGCTCCCGCAGAGCGGGGTTGGCCATCACCAAGTTGTATTGGTGAAGGAACAGTGAATGTGTGTTTAGCACATCCTGCTTCATGTAGTCAAGCAGTTCTTCCTTGGGGATGTGAACAGTGTCGATGCCCTGTGCCCAATACTCCTTGATCTTGTCATCCTTCAGTGGTAGGCCAAGCTCAGCGCTGCATTCATCCAGGGAGGGGTAGAGGTGGCTCTGCCCCGACAGCAGGTATTTCACATGCTGGGTGTCCCAGATGAACAGGTTGGGCAAGGCTTCTTCCATCTCCTTCGGCCACGTCTTGAAGAAGTAGTGCCAGTCGAAACCTAGGTTGTGGCCAACCACCATCACCTTATGGTGCCTTGCTCGCTGAAGGAACCACGGAACCTTGTGCTTACCCTCCGTGTTGTAGCTGTAGCGATAGTGCCCGTCGTCAGCAAGCTCCCCCAGGGAGACGACGAAATTTTTCGGAGAAAATGGGGAGCCAGCGAATTCCCCTACAGCGCCGTCTCCTACATTCCTAATTGTGGTTTCAGTATCGACTACGGAGTAGTGCAAAGACAAGCCTCCTGTTCTGGCGTTCCGGGACCAACCAACATGAAGTCCCATTCATCACAGAAATGCCAGCCTGCCTCCTTCTCTTCATCCGTGAGCGGAGCCCCCTGTACTTCGATTTGATAATAGCGTTCAGGGGTCATCCTCTTCTTCCTCTTCTTCAGGCTTGTAGGCCCAATTGGGCCAAGCTACATTCCATTCCCCCGTTCGCCAATCAAAGGAGAGCCCCACTTGTCCATACCCAAATTCTACAATGCCTTTAATAAACTCCAGCAATTCCTCTGCTGGTACACGGGCTTGGTTAAGTCTGTCCATCCTCTCCCCCTTGGCCGCCCTTAGAGAGCGCGGCAGTGAGTCGCCGGGCCCAGTTGCCAGACCATGCGCCAAACAGCGTGTTGCTACCTTCGGATTCGGCGAACTTCTCCATCATAGAAATGACGATTCGAACCTCCGATAGCAATTCCTCCCCGCCACCCTCGCCGGGCTGCGGTCGCGTGTAGAGCGGCCGGATGCGAACGCCTTTGTATCCTTCCGCAATTGCTTCATTGGCCCTGAGCATCGCGCCGCGTTCGCTAATATCTAGAGTCACACACCCCGCGTCTCCTTCATCGTCCTGATCCCATTCGACGCGCCACGCCACCGCCTCGCCCTGCATGGACGAGAGGCGGTCGGCCCATGCGTTGATCTTTTCGGCGACTCTCTTCTCGCCTAGCGCCCAGATGCGATATTCGCCAAGCGCCCGCATCTCCTCCACCACCTGCTCAATCGGGTTGGTCCTCTCAGTGGTCATCGTGTTCGTCCTCACCTGTGTAACGTTCTTCGCAGTCGCGGCACGATCCGAACGCGCTGCTGTCCAGTTCCCGCGCGGGCACAAGCTCGCGACACTGCGGGCACCTCACCTCACGATCACGATTCATCCCTTGGACTCCTTACGGACGGACGGCAATATAGTCTTGCAGAGGACAGCTATATTCAGGCTCCTGTTCAAAGTCACCAACGACATGGGCCATGCCTGTCAGGTTGCCCTCTTCGTCACGCTCAAGAGCAATGATAGTACAGTCCCAATCAATGCGCAGCGTCTCAAACTCTTCCTTAGTCATCATCCAATCCTCGCTGTAGAGGCACGTCAACCAATGCGTGCCCTATCTGTGTCAATGTCAACAATCCACTTGCCGTTACGCTTGGACTTGTCTCTGGGCGTAAGCAGCTTATTTTTTGGGAGAAAAATTCCTCGTTTCCCCTCCATACTCCACTTACGCCCCATCGTGATAATCAGGTCAGCCTCGCCCTGGATGCCTGTCTTACTACCAAACAGCATGTCCATCGTGGGGTACAATTGATTCTCTGCCTCACCGCCAAGCTGGTGGACAGCAATGACGCTGGCTCCTTCCTTGGCCTTCTCTCGTGCCCAATGGGCCAGATGGGTTTGGTTCTGTACGTCTCCCTCGTGCTCAAATCCCTTGAACTTCCAAAGCTGGTCGAAGATAATCAGGCGTGGCTTGAATTTCTTGATGGCATGGTCGGCTTCTTTGACATGAATCTTGCTCTTGTCGTAGACACGGATTTTATTCCGATTGCCCCCCATGATGTCTGTGTATTGCTCCAAGGCTTCAGGGAGGAATTCATCCATCTCTTCAGCAGACCAACCCAGCGCTGCCTGGACAATACGACGCCTCACCTTGTCGCCCTGTTCCTCGTTGTTAAACCACAGCACATTCTCATCGAAGCTCATCTGCTCGGCCATCCATGTGGCCTCTTGGGCTACGAAGGTAGTGCCTCCGCTGTCTGGTCGTTTGCCAAACATAACAAGGTCGCCTTCCCGTAGTTCTCCAGCGCCTTCGTTAAGGACATCCAAACGCCATTGAAGTCCTGGTCCCGCCACTGAGGTGAGGCGGTCGAGGCTAAAGTCTCCAACGTATGCCTCCACTTCATCAACTCTTCCTGATTGCTTATGGTAATCAACCAAGATTGATTCCACATCATCCAAGGACACCTTAGTGTCACCATCTGCAATCCTCAGCGCTGTGTCTGCAATCTGGCTGGCATAATCACGTTTGGCCAGCCCTTCAAGCAGAGGTTTAATATCAGCCTCCGGGACATCATTCCTTTCAAGGATGGCCAGGAGTTGTTTGTGTAGCTCAAGCTTAGCCTTGTCCATCTTGCTATGACGGACAAGGGAGAACCAAGCTGCAAAACCCTTCCATGAGACGGAGTCTACAGAGGGGTTTGCATTGTACCATTCTCCCATAGCCTGGAGAATGTTAGCGCTTTCCTCCGTAAGAGAGGAAAGCTTTACGAATCTACTATATCTATCATAGCTCTGTCGGGTAGACAGAGCTGAGAGAATTTCCAAATCCAAAAGCTTTTCCCCTTATTAAGCAGGCCCCTCAAAGGGCCTGCATTCTATATTATAATTCAGATTTACGATTTGTTTTTAGTAAATCTGATCTAGAAATCAAAGTTCATAAAGCCGAACGTTTGATTTCATAAGTGACAACGGGAGGAACTACGGAACATTCGTTCCTCCCTAACATCATTGTATCATGGGCTGTCAAGCCCGTCAAGCGATTTCTTTCTTGAGGCGCTGTAGGAGGCCTCTAAGCTTCCAAAGAAGCGTGTTGTTGGGGTTGTGGAAGTAGATGGAATCGTGAGCCTCCCACAACAAATCGTAGTCACTCTTGTTCATTCAGGATTCTCCTTAGTTGGTCCTCTGGTAGATGCTTCGGGTCGGAGCCCGTCTCCACAATCCTGGTGGGCAACCAGCTTAGACGCTTGGCTATCTGTCTGGCCTTCATCTTCACCGTAGGGTTGTCCCCATCCAGGAAGATGATAGCATTGTGATAGCCTTCTGTCAATATAAAACTAGCCGCTGCCGGGGCTAGCTCTGTCCCACAAAGCGCAAGGGCATCAGTTCCCGCAGCGCTCACTCTCAGAGCGTCTACAACGCTCTCTACGAGGCAGACAGCCCTGCCCGGTAGGGGTGTAGCTCCCTCCCCTCTGTAAAGCCCCCACAGGCCATCCTGTGCGCTTCTGAGGGTACGATAGGTCTTGGGGTTGAATCCCCGCTTGATGTACCCAGCCAGGACAGGCCCAAAGGCGCTGGTGTAGCGATGGACAGGGATGTAGAGGGCCTGTTCAGCTTCGCTCCATTGGAACCCTTCCCGTGTGATGAC